AACAGGTTATCTGATTTTTATTCTCATGGATCAGATGCGGAAGAATTAGGCGCCCTTGAATCATTACTTCACAAAGCTGCTGATATTATTAAGAATCGCAAAGGTAATTAAAACGCCTATGAAACTAAACGAATCTATTAAAAAAGTCCTCATCAAAGAAGATATCAATGACGTGCAAAAGGCCTTTGTTGCCTTTAAGGAGTTCGATACTCAAGAAGCTGAAGACTTCTTTGAGAAGTTGGCTGAATTATATGATGATCTGTCCCACAATCCATACGGCAAGAAGGATAATTGGTCGTCGACGATCACTCGATCGGCAGTCGAGGAGCGTAGATTGAAAGCTGAGTTTTACACTAAACTCTCCGAGCTCTGCGATAAAGCCCGTGAATTACACAGCAAGTACGATCCTCAAAATTGATCGATATACGTGGCGAGTAATAATTCCATTTAACCATTCAATCAATCCCATGGACCAACATCCATGGGATTTTTAGTTTACACTTTGAATAAATAGAATACACGTGAAAAGCTTTATTCAATTCGTTCTCTCTGAAGGTGCTGGCCACCTCACTCATGTCGAGGACTCGGTCTTATACTCCGGCTTGTCTGGTGCTAAGAAAGCTATTCAGACTTTAAAGACACTTCGCGACTCAATGCTCGGCAAGAATAAGAAGTCGATGTCCGTGTCGGTCAAGTGGGATGGAGCGCCAGCAATCTTCTGTGGCATCGATCCGGCGGATGATAAATTCTTCGTTGCCAAGAAATCAATCTTCAACAAAGTCCCGGAAGTGTATAAGACTCCTAAGGATATCGACGCGGCCATCGACTCCGGTGATCTTAATAACAAGATGAAGGTTGCTCTGGCCGAATTGTCTAAGCTGGGTATTCGAGGAATCATTCAAGGCGACATCATGTTCACGGAAGACACAGCGCGCCGCCAGACGATCGAAGGACAGGAATATATTACATTCCATCCAAATACAATCGTCTATGCCGTTCCGATCGATTCGGAGATCGGCAAGAAAGTATCGGTAGCCAAGATCGGCGTAGTCTTTCATACGTCATATGCTGGTAAGATTGGCTCTCTTGAACCGATTCCCGGAATAAATGTGAAGACTATGAAGCAAGTTCCATCGGTCTGGTGGCAGACGGCGGATCTCAATAGCACCAGCGCTCCAAATATAAATCCTGCAGATCTGGCTCAGATCGATAAGCTTCTGAAGCAGGCCGATCAAACTCTCTCCAAGATCTCTCCAAACACACTGAATGCCATCGAGGCGAGCTCGGATCTGGCTCAAGAACTAGAAACCTATGCCAACTCCAAGGTTCGCTCTGGCCAAGAGATCGGTGATCCGGCCAAGCACGTAGCTGGCTTGATGAACTGGATGAAGGCTCGCTTTGATAAGCAAGAAGCGGAGAAGAAGACGTCTAAGGGCAAAGAAGCCGTGGATCTTCGACGTCAGGCTCGCATGGAGTTCTTCGCCGGAGACAACGTGAATAACTTGGTCCTTATCTTTACGCTCCAGCAGATTCTGGTTGATGTCAAGAAGCTTTTGATTTCGAAGCTGAATCAACTTGGCGGCGTGAATACTTTCCTCAAGACTAAGGCCGGATATGAAAAGACTGGGCAAGAAGGATATGTGGTCGGAGATCCGATGGGTGGCAACACGGTAAAGCTTGTCGATCGCCTTGGATTTTCGAGGGCCAACTTTAGTCCAGATGTCGTCAAGGGATTTTCTAAAGACCGTTAATGAATGATAATTGAGAAGTTGTTTGTATAAATAACTTCATGCCATCGATATGTGTAGTTCCTTTGTTGGATCACAAATAAGCCGGATTGAATCTATAGAAGTATAGTAGATCTGATTTTAAAATACATGCCTAAAGAAATTCTATTTACATTCCGCGAGTTCACGGAGCTCCTAGAAGCCGAATATCAAAATCGAAAGGTTGAATTAAATAAACCTTTTCGTACGTCAAATGGACCAAAGAAGTTTGCCGTCTATGTAACTAACGAAAAGGGTAACGTAATCAAATTGGGATTTGGAGATCCTAATATGGAAATCAAGCGGGACAATCCGGGTCGACGCCGAAACTATCGCGCGCGCCATCACTGTGAGAATCCTGGTCCTAAATGGAAAGCTAATTACTGGAGTTGCAAAATGTGGTCTAGTAAACCAGTTAGCAAGATAACAAAATAATTTCCTCTCTTCAAACCCCGTGGACTAACCTCTATGGGGTTTTTTATTGAACCTGCAAATCGTATAAATACGAGTATATCTTATGGGAAACACGAATTCAGGTAGCACATTCAACGATCGTTTGCCGGTAGACTATACACTCGATGACGTCGACGATGACGGCCTAATCAATCTACAAACCTACAAGCGTCGTCCTCTTCGCGAAGCCGGCCTTCCCTATCGCAAGGCCAATTCTCGTCGTGTAATCGAGCGCGCTGAGCGGCGAAGGTCTAGAGCCTATCATAGTCTATCGAGTAAGTTGAATGAAGCCTCTCAGCAAAATTCAGAAATGACCGCGAAGAAAGAAACCCTGGATAAAGTTTGGCTCAAACAGTTTGAAGTTTGCACGTCCGTGGATATTCCGCTCGATGGATTCAAGAGCACGAAATACAAAAATGAAATTCGGCATCTTCTGAATAATTTATTCTTTAAGAACCTCGATCCTCAGATCCCCGCACTGACAGCTTTGCGTAAATTAAATTCTCTGGATTCGGCCACTTCGGCTCTAAATAAAGGCATCGATCTCCTCCGTGCGGCCGCTGGTTCGGCTTTCTCAACGTTCTACCAGTATGGAAAAAATAATGCATTTGGCCCTGGCGAGGTTCTAATGTACTACCTGATCGATGGAATTACTCTGGCAGGCACGGACTCATCTGGCGATTTAGCTCTGGGTAAAACCTCATATGAGGTCAAGGCCGTGGTTCGGACCAATAGCGGTTACTTCAAAGACTTTCGCATCTCGATCGAGACGGGTGAGGTGATTAAGAAAATTATGAGTCTTTGCATCAAAGCCAATATAACTCTTCCCGCGGGACGTGCAGGTGAATCGATTCCTTCATCGGCTTTGGATGAGCTCCGCGCGAGTAAGTTCAAAGCTGAATATGCTAAGCTCGAGCTCGAGTATGCAACCCTGGCATATAATAATTATTTCAAGAAACACCCCATAGTTTTTATGGATACGAACGACTCCGGCGGCGGCGGGAAACTCGGGCGCATTCTCGACATTATGGACGTGAAAGCCAAAGACGTTGTGATCGATCGTATTTCACAAGGCAAGCCAAAACCGATGGTTAAAGCTAGGAATTGAGATTTGAATATGGATCACATTAAATCATTTCGTCAGTTCCTCGAGGCGACGGTCAAGGAGATCACCGTCACCTTTGGTCGCTTCAATCCTCCCACGATCGGCCATGAAAAGCTTCTGAATGCCATGGCGTCTAGAGCGGCCGGTGGCACCTATAAGATCTACGTCTCTCAGTCTACAGACGAGAATAAGAATCCTCTTCATTACTCTGAGAAGATTAAGCTCATGCGTTCTATGTTTGCAAAGCATGGTCGTAATATCATCGAAGACGAGTCCATCAAGACTATCTTCGACATTGCCCAGAAAGCATATAAAGATGGATTCGTTCGTTTCGTTCTGGTTGTAGGTGAGGATCGAGTTGATGACTTCTCGAATCTGCTAAAGAAGTATCAGGGACAGAAGCAGAAGAATGGCAGCTTCTATGACTTTCCTGGTGGCATCGATGTAGTCTCGGCCGGCGATCGCGATCCAGACTCGGACTCAGTCGAAGGCATGTCGGCTTCTAAGATGCGTCAGGCTGCACGCGACGGAGATCTGAGATCCTTTTCAAAGGGCCTTCCAAAAGGATACGATGATTCAATCTCCGTGTTTAATCTTGTTCGTAAGCGCATGGGATTAAAGGAAACAGTCAACTTTCGTGAACACATTCAGCTCACGCCTCAATCCTCTATTCGCGAAGCCTACGTGCGCGGAGAGATCTTTAATGTTGGAGACTCTGTTCGCCTGAAGGGAGGCGAAGTTCTGCAGATCGTTGAGCGTAGACCTAATTTCCTAGTCACGAATGATTCAAAAAAACGTTGGCTTCAAGACGTGGAGCCTATTCAAGAAGGTTGGGCGACAGATTCCTATAAGAAAGTCGGCGGCAAAGGATTGCTCTACATTGATAAATATGAAGAACAATCTGAGCTCACCAAGTCTTCGGACATCAAGAATGCTCTGATCAATCTAGATAAGCTCGATGCCAAGTATGCCGATTCTTTTAAGGTATTCAAAAATCTAAACGGCGCCGTAGCATTCAAAGAGATAGCTTACGTTCCATTCTTTCATCTAATTTAATAAATAATAACATGAATTTAATCGAATCACATACGCAGCTCAATGAAGAAGACTTGAAATGGACAACAGTCGATCCGGATGTAGGTACGCAGGAAGCAGTTCTATCCAATGGTTCGAAGTTTGTTATTTTCAATTTAATGAATAAAATCACGGTGGTATATTATACAAAGGATGCCAAATCTGGCAATGAAATCTACCACACGCCGGCCGGTGTTCCCCTGGCTTTCATGAAAGCAAAACAAGCAGCAGCAGAATTTCTCGGAAATAAGAAGATTAAGAATACTAAAGATGATGCGGCAGAATCGACAGATGATGGAGCAAAGGACATTGATTCGAAGAAAAATGAATCGATTGAATCGAAGAATGACGAAATTGCTCTCAAGGCTACAGACAAGCTTGAAGTCAGGTATGGTTCGCTCTTCGTAAACGGAAAGCCTTTCGAAGCCTCTGATCCCGATGAAGCCGTAGATTGGCCGAAGTCTATTGATTCGGATGGGAAGTTAATTACGTGGTTCAAGGGCCGTAAGTCGATGGAGAATAAGTGGTCTCCCGAAGAAATTCGAGGACACTACATCAATAATTCTAGAGAGGTAAATGAACCGAAATCTGAGATTTCTGAACGCGCTATCAAAATTGTAGGTCTGTTAACTCGCGAAACTGATCGGACTATCATTGAGAGCTTCTTGAGATTAAATTCCATTGAAGGCCATGAATCCGAACTTCTGATGATTGAAACGGCTTTTAAGCGATTCAAGAAGAAGCTCAACGAAAGTGACGGAGTTTATGAAGAGGCTATCAAACCTAATCCATACTTCGATTATTCGGTTTTTAAGATTCGACATCTCGAAATGTATCCTGGCACCGACGAAGTGAAGATAAAGGCGGCCTTTGAGAAATATAAAACATTAGCGCCAGCCAACGTCGACGTGGAAAATACTAAAAAAATATGAGCACATCCTTGGAAAAAATTCGATTGGGGTTTATCAAGCTCAATGAAGTACTTAAGTGTGAAGTGAAAGTTAATGAAGCGATCGATGATAGGGTTTTCAGTGAAGATTATACCGGCCCACGATGGACGTATGGACTTCGCAATCGACCCATGGGAATGGGTGCTCAGCCAAAGGGATTCATCATTGGAAGCGACGGCCCTCCGGAAGGACGAGCTCGGCATGGAACGATTCAATATCCAAGAGAACTGACAAAGGATGAATTGTATGACTTCGAGCTGGAGCTAATTTCAGGACCGAAAGTTAATGAAGCCAAACAACGATTAGACTCTAAGTGCTGGAAGGGGTACCGTAAGAAAGGCACTAAGATTAAAGGCGACACGCGTGTTAACAACTGTGTAAAAGAAAACTTAGCGGGCAGTAAGAGTGATAGCAAACACCGCGGGGTGCCTACCAAATCTACTGCAACACCGAAATCAAAGTTAATCGAAAACTTGATCGAAGAATATAAGAAATCAAATCAGAGTCGATTCTCCGGGAAATCCGAATCTGCTCGAGTAAAAATGGCCATATCGGATTTTAATAGAGCAAATCCTCGAAAGAGAGAGCAGGCCCCTTTGACTGAATGCATGGACGGCGGAAAGGATAACGATTCCATGGAAATAACTCGTCTGGAACTCGACGAGATCGCCGATATGGCCGATGATCTCTTTGCGGCGCTGCCGAATTATCCCGAATTTCCAGCCTGGGTTGGACATAAAATCGCCGCTCTCCATGCGGGACTTCAATCGGTCTATGATTACTATCTATTGCAAACGAGTAAGGGAAAGACGGAATCTCCGGAAATGATATGTGTAAATCCTGCAAATCCGAATATTACAAATATTCCTCTTCTTCCAGTTCCTTCAGCAGGAATTTAGCAACCTATAAATACTTTAAATAACAATAATCTATTATGTTTTCCGATAAAATTACCAAATCAATTGCCCTCGCCGCCTCTCAAGTCATCGATGAATCGGCTCAGAAGCTTAAACCGAAAGTCGTAACTACTGAAGGCCATACTGCCGATCATATGGCCGGCTATACGGACGATGATGCCAGCGATGACGATAAGTCTTCGGAAATCTCCGTTGGCTCAGAGCTTCGCGTCAATGGAAAGCTTTGTACTGTCAATGAAATCATTGGTAATACGGCCTATTGTACGGATGAAGATGGTGAAGATATCGAAGTCGACGTCTATGGCGACTGGGATCTGGTTTCGGAAGGCCACATGGCCGGCCACGTGGCCGGCAATGAAGACATCTCCGTTGGCTCATGGCTTCATGTTGATGGAAAGCCTTGTATAGTCGATGAAATTCTCGGTGATACGGCCTATTGCACGGATGAAGATGGTGGAGATATTGAAGTTAATTTACGCGGCAGCAATTGGGATCTGGTTTCGGAAGGCCGTAAAGCGACCAATTTGTCGAAAGAGATGGTTATCGAGGCACTCAAGGCAGACAAACCAACCTCTGAATGGATTAACGATTTTGTAAATTCCAATGAAGCTAAGTTCAAGGGGAAATCTAGGGGCGAACGTATCAACATGGCTATGGCAGCTTTTTTCGAAGCTCAGAAAGCTGTTAATAAAACCGGTTCGACGGTGCGAGAAGGTATCGAAGAACCTGCGGCTGGCGGTGAAAAGAAATTCAAAGCCGCCCATCTCATCAATAAAAGTGCTAATGTAAATCAAGATGATCAGTCTGGAATTGAGGCCATGGGAGATTGTAAACCGAAGTTGCCTATGGGCACTAGCTTTTCCAAAGCCGAAGATATTGATGGCGAAAAGAATGATCTGGCCAATGTTGCGGCGATTAAAGCTTCGGCCAAGCATGCAACGGCTCCTTCGGCTCAGGGGAATCCTAAGATCGATGAGATTGACGGAGAGAAAACTGAAATTAAGACTATCGCGGCAATTAAAAAATCCGCGTCTAGAAACGCCTCGGATCCCAAGGCTTCTGGTTCTAAACAATCTGGTGCCCAGTCCGCCGAGAAGGTCGCTAACACGGCTCCCTCCGGAAAGCTTGGAGCCGATGAACCTAAAGCCAAGCAACGCTTCTCGGAACCGATGCCCAAGCGTTTGAAAGAAATGGCCATGACGGCACTTCTCGGTGAAGATGCGGATGTTATGACTACTTTCGATAAGCAATATGCCAATGACCATGCTGAATCCTTGAAGCAATTGATAGCCGGTCGAGGAACAGATGGCATCGATGTTGAGCTCATGCCTCAGTTCAATCATTTCATTGCCAGTTATGGCGATGAACTTCGAAAACATTTTAAGCTTCCGCCTCTCGAAAATAACAAAGAAGTTAAGACGGTAAAAGAAGATATAGGTGAAACTAAAAGTTCTCGACTCGCCGATCAATGTGAAGAAGCCGCTTCGCGTGTTGCCGGTTTGATCAATCGAAAAAATGAAGCTCCTCCTGGAATTCAAAGCAAGATTGAGCAAGCTCAAAGACTTCTTTCGTTTGTGGCTGAATGGTTGGATAATGACGATCGGCGCAATTTAGAGTAACGGTGAAGAACAGTTAAATTCCAATCATGGCCCACACTCTCTATCAAACAATTCGCGACGTCTGGCTCTGTGAGAGCCGCGGTTATGGTGGATGGCTCTCTCCTTCTGGAAAGGAATTTCCAGTCAGATCGAGAATGGAACACGAGAAGGTAGCCAAGGATATTCTGGGAGATGAAGCCGAAGAACTTCAAGGCATGCCATATACGCCCGATGAAATACTTGGGCATCGTGGATGGGCGCGACTGGTCCATGAGCCTTCTCGAACATTTGTTGATATCGATAAGAACGTCAAATTGACGGGTCGCCAGCTTTCCTATCTCAAAGATCTGGGCATTGAAAATCAAGTCAACATCTTCCTCGATGTTGGAACCGGCCGGTTCCTGTATCGTGTAGGAGATGAATAACTTGGATAAATAGAATCGAATAATAATATGCGCGCAATAAATCTAATAAATTCGGAATTGGCTCTGGGATCTACACCAACGACGGTCTATGATTCATTACTTGTCCGCGTCGTTGCAACGACAGCTGGCGCGATTCAGAGGAAGAATTATCTGGGTCAAAATACATCGTCTTGTACGATTCTTACGACCGAACCTACCTATCTCTTCAAGGATGCAGGGGATACACTTACATCTATCTCCGGTGTACTTCTGGCCACGCCAATTACATTCATGTATTGATAGTCCTTCTGCTTTATTATGTTGAAGCTATTTGGCAAGCTTACGGAGAGCAACTTTGAAGCTTATGCTATTAGGCATTATCAAAATCCTCAATGCCTATCAATCGAGGAATTCTACGATGATCTGGCTAAGTTCAAATACATTAAGCGTCTTCTTCGAAAATACCTAGAATGTGGAGAGATTCGCGAAAGGCTAATCCTCAATCATATCATATCAATCTACAATGTATTTCCAATTTCGGCGGCCAATCACATGATGTTTTTTCGAATTGAAAAGAATTTGTGGGAAGTACTAAAGCCATTCCTAATTTTTCTAAATTACCTTCCAGATAATATGATGAGCTCTGTCAAATCCGACATGTACATCGTCAAACGCCTCCAGGATATCTAATGCACATTGAAGTCGCATATCAAGGTCGAAGAAAAGCTTTTGCGGGAAGGGCTTATGATTCTTCAAAGCTAGCGTCATATGCGCCGGCCAATCTGGGTTTCTTCTTCACTTCTTCAGCCGACTCGGCACGATCATTTGGTACCTTTGTTGATAGGGTTGAGATTGATATTTCAAATCTCACTTTGATCAGCGGAAATTCTGAGAATCTCCGAGAATTTACCGACCGGATTTCAAAGATAAAGAGAATCGGTCGAAGAGATGGTGTGCGAATAGAGAAGGTGATCGATGGAGTTTACCATGGTATTCTCTACATCATCTGGAATTCGGGGGCTATCAAATCTCGAGAAGAAAAAGCCGCGGTTCTTCCAGAAGAAGACATGTCTACGCGCGCCGTTCAAGGAACCGATTTACCCGTCGGGCATGGTAGATCGGTGGTTAGAAGATTGCGAGACATATTTCCAATGCGCGAAGATACTGGAGTCAGCGCCATCGGCGGCGGAGTAATGGGAACTCAGGCTATTCAGAGTTTCGATCCGGTCATCTCATTTAAGCGAGCCGCCAAAACAATCAAAAAGAAAAAACGTATAAATAAGAACAAATGAAAACAGAATCTTTCAAAACACTCTCCGAATCCGCCAAGGGTGTAATGCTCGGCGAAGTCTACGAAGCCGTTGAATATAAGAATCTCATTCCTGGTTCAATGGTCAAAATAAAAGACTATGACGAAAATTGGGTAGTAGTTTCAGCCAATAATGATAAGGTACGTGTATTTTCCGTGTATGATTATCCTGAAGATCGTAAGATAGTAACCTTTCCGATCAAGAACATCGTTAAGGTATTGGCAAAAAAGTATAATATGGATGAAGCCGTTGATTCTAAGAATCAACAACAACATATGCAAACTAAAGCCTTTAAATCTATTTCCGAATCTGCCTTGCGCGTAATGCTCAGTGAAGCGACTGCTACACCTACTGATATTGATATCGATGCATTAACAGGAGGTACTACAGAAGTTCCCGATAAAGCTCCTGAGAAAACTGCAGCTCCTGAGAAGACTGCGGCTCCTGAGAAGACTGCGGCTCCTAAGAAAAGTTCTGCCGGTAAACCTAAGTACGTAGCCGTCTGTGAAAAGGATGGCGAAGAAGCGACACTTCTTCTGAGCAAAGATGAGCTCGAAGAATTTATTCATGAGAATGGTGTTAAGTGCATTACGGTTCTTTACGAGCTCGGTAAAGAAACTAAGATTCCTACGATCAAAGTTAAAGCTTAATCTTCGAAGATCATGCATCTACATGAATCTGCGATGCGCCTCTTGAATGAGGAGGCAAGTAAGCGTAATAAAAAGATCTTACGCGAGGCTTTTCAATACGATGTTCGTCGTCTGGAAGAAGCCCGGGCATACGCAGATAATCTTCTCAATGAAGGTGTACTAAACGAAAGCGTCTATCAGAGTATCTCGGATGAGTATCTTCTCGACGAAGGCGTCTTTGATACGCTAAAGGCTCTGGGTAAGAACGTCGGTGGTGCGGCAGCCGCAAAGGTCAAGGATAAAGTTCAGGCCGCCACGGCAGCCGTCAAGAGCAAAGTTCAGACAGGTGTTAATTACGCCAAGGCTGAATATGCCAAAGCGAAAGAGCAAGGCAATGCCATAGAGATGGAACGCCTTCAGTCCCGTCTCTCTCAACTTCAAAGGGGTGCTCAGCCTCCAGTACTTACTACTGCCACTAGTGACACTCCTAGGAGTGGCACTGTGTCAGATCGTACTCGTGCCGCACGTGCCGCCGGTGGCACTGTGTCAGATCGTGCTCGTGCCGCACGTGACGCCGCTCGTGACACTCCTGCCACTCCCGCTGCTCGTGCTACAGTGCCTAAAGTCGCGGCTTCTACGACTGCAGCTCCGCTGGGTAAGCAGCCTCCAGTACTTCCTCGTCCGACTGCAGCTCCGCCGGATGCTGAGCCTCCAGTAATCACTCCTCCTAAAGCCGCTGCTCCTGCTGCTCCTGCTGCTCCTGCAGCTCCTGCGGCCGCTAAGCCTCCGGTAAGCACTCCTCCTCCTCTTCCTAAAGCCGCTGCTCCTGCTGCTCCAACAGCCGCTGCTCCAGATATTAATCAAAGGATTAGGACGCCAATCGAGGACCCC